AATGTGTGAATCTGTCCAACAGGACCAGTCATTGGCTGAACGCCGACTAGTTCGTTAGCAATAACAGTAGGCATAACCCTTCTGATTACTGGTAAGATTACACGGTTAAGTGTAGCAATATTTCCTGCTCCGGTACTACCTGCGGTAGCATTCTCATTTAAGAGTCCTTTGCGAGTGTTTTCAAGGACAACACCCATTGTTGAGCGGCGAGTGCCTTTTAAGCCTTCTAACAGAGCTTCTTTGGTTTCGCCCCAACGGCTTTCTAAGAGTACTTTTGACATGGTTTATTTCTCCTAATCAATGTCGAGTTTTAATTAAAGCCCTGCCAGACGCTTGAGATCAATTACGTTGCTAGAATCAGCATCGTAATCTTCTCGTTCTTGTTTGGCAGATTTATTACCAGATTGTTCTGTTACTTGAACAGATTCAGTTAACGGAGCCTTTTCAGATTTCGCTTTACTTCCTTCGTTCAGTACTGCTGGTAAATACTTATCAAATGCGTTCTTCAGCCTAGGCGTCTGAACACTTTCTAATAAAGATCGCATTACCTGACCTTTCTCTTTGTTCAAAGATGACAACAAGTTGTCTAAAGTCTTTTCACGTTGAGTAGATTCTTTAATAATGTTCACTTCACGTTCTTTTGATTCAACAATTGCTTTTGCTTTCGCTAAACTTACTGCTGATTCTTCTAGTTTTTTGTCTTTAGCTTTTAATGATTGAACTAGTTTACGAGTTTCAGCCTTATCATTAAGATAAGTTGTGCTGAATTCACCTGCAAATGATTCAAAAATCTTTCTGCCGAAGTTATTTTCCCTAGCGGATTTAATATCTTCTTTCAGTTGTGATAATTCACCTTTAAGATTCGATGTAACTGCAACGTTGATTCTCTTAGCACTCTCGGAAACGAATTTCGCTTTGAGTTTTTCGAGTTGTGTACGTCCTTCTGCAACTAACTTGACACGTTGTTCAACCACTGCTTGTCTATCCTGAGCAAATTCTTTGATCTCTTTAGCCAATGCATGAACAATAAACTTTTGAAGTTTATCTTGGTTTTCCAACTGAACCTTACGATCTGTACGTAGTTCTTTAATTTCTTCTGCTAACTTAGTTACCATGAAGTCATTAAATTTCGTTGCACTTTCTTTAAGTTTCAATTTCGCTTTTACGCGGTCTTCGTTAATAGCTTTCTTCTCTTCATGGAATTCTTTAATTTCCTCTGAAAGAGATTCAGTCACCATCTTATCAAGGGCTTCTACCATCACATTTCTGTCGTGTTCGTATCGTTGTGCGAATTCATTTCTGAGTTCACCACGAACTTGATCCTTGGCTTCAGTTAATTTAGTTTCCCAAGTAAGGTTTAATTCACTTGCGACATCCTCATTGATGAGTCCAGAATCGATTAATGGTTTAATAGCATCTATCATGCTTGTTCCCCTCTATTATATTTTTAAGTCTTTGATCAGACGATTAATCTCGTCTTTCAAATACCGTTCTACTTTCTTGTTGCCTCGTGCTTCTCGTGCTACTTCTAAAACTTTATGTCCGTGCTTCATATTCATGAGGCCCTCGTATATTGCTTTAGGATAAGCATTTGGTGCACTTGGTTGAGCAACAATGTCTACAGTGATTATTTCGAAATCACTGACTCGACCATCCATATCGTTAACGTTGCCGCTACCTCTACTAGATACACCGAGTTTCACCCCTGACTCTAACATGGTCTGAACTAACTGACCCATTGGAGTTGGTAAAATCTTTAATTTGCCGTAGCCATTTGGTCCATCCATCCACATCTTAGTGATCATGTGTGACACACGATCTAAGTTGATTTTTAAATCATCTGGATGGTCAACTTCACCTAAAACTGAATTCCCTTCTTTAATCTGAGTATTCAGTGTTTCTACGGCTGTCTCTATTTCATCAATGGGGTAAACTCGCTCATTTGCGTTTTTAACTCCACCTTGAATAAAGATGCCCTTCATAAAAAGGGTCTTTAAATCTGTATCGCCTTCCTTAACGGATTCGACCATGATTTCGGCATGATCGAACGATAAGTGTTCTTTAAGATACAAAGCCATTTATATCAATCCTAGTCAATTACAGATTTAGTGTTTGTACCTGAAGCCTGTGCAGTCACTGGCTTTGGTGCGGCGCTTAGTGCTTTAGCATTTTTGCCAGGTTGATTCTGCCAGGTTGATGCGCCATCAATATCTTTTGCTGTTGGATTAGGACGTCCTTTTTCATCACTACCTTTGTCAAAGTCTACTGGATGTGAGTCCATTCCTTTTTGACCTGAGTTTGCGTCTACTGGGCTTCTAGTTTGTTCGCCATTGTCGCCCATTTTTGCTGTGACTTTTTGAAGTGTAATTGCTTCTGCAACTAATTCTTCGTCATCAACATTTACATCAACATCTACTTCAGGAGCGTCTGCTACTTCGTCTTCGATGTCATGTAAGTCTGCGTCCATTTCGTCATCACGGTCTTCTAAATCATCTTCTTTGCCCATGATCTCTTCAAATTCTGCCATTAAGTCATCAAGTTTGTCTTCAATGCGGATAACTGCATCTTCAACTTCGTCTGATGAATTCGCTTCGATGTCTATTGATCCTTCAACTTCTTCGTCATCGCCACCGATGTCAAATACTTCTTCAGAGTCTACATCAATTTCATCTTCTTCTTTAACGCCTTGTTCTTCAGCATTGATCTCGTCAAGTAGGTCGCCTACTTGTCCGCCGATGCCTTCGTCTAGGTCGTCATCGTCCATCATTTCGTCTTCCATGATAGATTCGTAAATTGCTTTAGATTTCTCTATAACAATGTCGTGGAACAATTCTGATGCTTGTTCTTCATTCTCATTAATAATGAGGTCTATTAACTTTTCAAATTTCTTGTTATCCATTGAGTTTCTCCTGATATAATAAAGTAATGGCTTTGTAGATTTATTTATAGCATATACCACAAAAGATAGGTTTAAGTACTACTTTTTTGCGTTTTTTGCCAATAATATAAGTTTTTTCTAATTTAGGGGGAATTATAAGGTTGGTGCGGCATCTTCTGCAGGCGCACTATATTGTTTTCTGACCTTGACTAAATGTTTAGACTTTTCATAATTTCTAACATCTAACATCTTACGTAACTTCCTGATCTGGCTCAACGTAAGTTTAGTCTTTCTGGAAGTTCTCCATACAGGCTTACTGTTGTCAGAACCTGCGTCCTGAAGTCCGGGTACTTCGGCATCAAACATTTCAAATAATTTCATAAGAGTATTTAGTCAAAAAAGTTTTTTGCATCTAAAAAGGGCTTTAAAATGTCATTAAAGTATACTTGATGTCCTTCTGCTGTAGGATGCACGTCTACATCTGACATAGTTAGCCCTAGCGGCTTAACATATTCGTGTATTGCTGGAAAGACTCGATTGTCAGTATCTAATTGTCGATAAAGGTAGTTAATAATCTCATGGTCTTTATTAGCATCAATATCTTTATATGTGTGATCCATATAGTATTGTTGATAGAATGTAATTCCTTGCAATTTACATAGATTTTGAAGCATTATCATATTTTCTAATGCTACATGTAACGAATTTATATTATGTTTATCATAGCCTCTGTCAGTGACAGGCTCGGTAAGCATCAGATAATCATTGATAAATTTTGGTTCTGCATGGTTCCACGCAGAATGATACCAGCCGCCATTTGGATTATACTGTATAGTGTACTTTCCATAGTCATTATCATAGTGTAGTATGTCAACATTATCTTTGCTGTTTTTAAGATCACAGAATTGCACATGCCAACCGCCTCCGGAAGTTTTATTCCAGTATGCTTTGATATCGTTAATATAATCTTTGTTCGTTATGTACCAAGTCTTACGATCATTGCCACTCCATGAAACTAGCACAGCAATTTCATCAGCAGTAAACCCTTCGTCTAATGCATCCATGATAGCATTTGTAGTTTTCTTTTGAATGAGTTCTTGGCCTTGATGACCCATACCTCTATGATCAAACGTCACATCAGCATCAATCTCTTTGGTGTATTTTTCTAGTATATGCGGCCAAGTCCATGGAGTATATTTGTCACCGAAACTACACCCTGAGGTAATAATTCGTTTTACTTTCACCTATGATACAGGTCCGACTTCGCCAGCGCCTTCTACTGAGCCTGCGGCAGTTGATGCTTGACCGCCTACTGGGCCAGCAACATCTAAGTCACCGAAATCATCTAAGTTTTCTTGGTCTTCAATTTCATCGTTAGTATCAATGTCAGAATCAAAGTCGCCTGTTGAGACTCCTACGTTTCTAAGATCAGATCCAGTCGGCTCATCACCAGAATTTTCAATGTTCTCTTCTTGCCATAGTTTTTCGTTTCTGTTGATTTCTTCTTCAGTTAATCCCAAGAATCTTTCTAATGCGAATCGTTTTGACATATATGAAAATGCTTCCATTGATGCAAACGTAGATACTCTTGCAGTATCTAATTCACTTTGTCTGTAAGCGGCAAAGTTTTGTGGGGGATTGAATTGTAATTGGAACAGACTTGTATCAATATTAAAGCCTCTCCAACGTAAAAATAACTTAAACTCTTCATCAAGTTTCTGACAGATATAGTTCTGTAGTCTTTCACAGTACTGATTGAATCTAAATTCTTGTATCATTGCTGTACCAACACGTCCGTCATTTAGAGGTGTTGTGTTGTCATCAGGACCTGTGGGTAAGTATGAACTAGGTACACGCAAACCACGAGATAATTTGTTATTAAAGTATTTCAAGTCATCAATCTCACCCAAGTTCTGTCCACCTGGGAGAACTTCGATAGATGATCCTCTACCTTCTGCTGTAACTGGGAAGAAATAATCTTCATTCATTGATAATGGATTGTATGTAGCATCTACATGCGATTCTCCACCATGAATACTTGGTATACGTCTTTGATGTATTTCGTTTTTAATTCTGTCTACGAATGCCATTGCTAAGTGACTAGGCATATTACCTACATCAATCTTAAACATTCTACGTTCTGGCGCACGTTGTACACGATAGATTAAGATAGCATCTTCTAATAGTTCTTTCTGCTTGTATACTTTAAAGACATTCTCTAAGATAGATTGTCCGAAAGGCCAGAAACGATCTAAGCCTTCTGTTAATGATAAGTGAACAACATGATTAGAATCGATTGCTGATTCTGCTTGTCCTAATGTAAATCTACTACCTGATGTGTTGTATGGCATAGATGGGACTGTATATCCGCCTCCACCTGCTCCGCCACCGCCACCAGTACCACCTAATCCTGTTGTTGGATTAGCGGCAAAATCTGTGTTTGTTTTTTGTGCAACTGTTAAGTTCTGTAAGTTAATGTTTAAGTCTTTAATAACATACTGTTCTGGAAGTTTACCTTCACTCTCATTAACAATAACTTTAATGACTTTAACCATGTCAACCCAGTAGAGTTTGAAATTCTCTGGATCTCTTACAAAGATTTGATCTCCGTATTTCACTACGTTTCTAAACATTTTAAACATACGAGTATCAAACTCGTTAAGTTTACACCATTGCTGTAACTGTTTAGTCAGCAAGTCTACTTCATGTGGTGTAGGGTCTTCTTTATATTCAAATGAGAAAGGTGTTTTATTGTGATCGTTGCGTTGTGTGCTGAACTCTGCTATAATATCTAAACATGCGTTAATCTCAGCATCGACATCCATCATCTCATATTGATTGTATCGTTCGATTCTATTTGGGTGTCCTGTGTAAACTTCTGGAAGTCTACTCATATAATTCTTGTAACCAAAGTCCGTATTAGAGTATCCTGCTTTGGCGTCTTCTGCGCCATTCCAAGCACCGGAGTTAGAATTGCCACCTGATATTGGGCTTGATACTCCGCTTTTGTTTAAAAATTTCTTTGTGTAGGACATTTAATTAGTTTCTCTATTGTACTATATATTTAGTTAAACATTCGTACTTGCGTATATTTTCTTGTTCACATTTACACCAGCTTCTGATGCTTCTGCAATTGCAGAAAGTTTTGCATTCTGTTCTGAACCGTTCTGTGCTATCATTCTTAGAGCATCTAACATCTCTGAGGTCTGATCGTTTTTAACGGCAGTTGCTTCTGACTCTGATTTACCCTTTTCTGCTTTATCTTCAGGTGTGTCTTGTGCTAATAATGATCTAGCATCTAGCGATTTAGGTGGTTGTCCATCGGCTTCACCAATTATTTTTCTGTTTAGCTGGTCTTTCCTTGGTTTATTGTCTTTCTCTGTTGTCGCCGCCGTCGCTAACTCGGCGTCCATTTCTGCATTAAATTCAGCTAGATTATGAGCCGCGTATTCGGCCGCTTGTTTTGCATTGAGTTTAATACCTGCATTTAATGCACGTGACCAATGTACATCGCTCGTGTCACCACCCATCGCACCGCCGCTGGGCTTCTCATTGTCCGCTATTCCCTGGCGCTGGTTTTCAGGCAGTGAATCAAACATAGCCTGCATCCAATTTGGCGCATTCTCAGTTGTTTCATCAGTTTCGGATACAGTCTCTGCAACTTTTGGATCAATAACGGTTTTTGTAGTCTTAGCTAGGTCTTCCGTAGCTTTTGCGAGTTTAATTTCTAAGTCTTTCGCCGGGTTTTTTGTTTCTGGTTTTACATCAGCAACAGCAACAGCTTCAGGTTCTGGTAAAGGTTCTGGTAAAGGAAGTTCAACTGGAACTGCTTTGTCTTGTGCTTTGTCAAGGTCTGCTAATTTTGTAAAGGGATCGGTAACCGGCTGAGTTTTGATCTCTTGGTCTACCGGCTGAGTTTTGATCTCTTGGTCTACTGGCCGAGTTTTGATCTCTTGGTCTACCGGCTGAGTTTTGATGTCTCTGGCTACTTTCCTGACTTTAAAGCCGTTGACTGTTTTTGTAGCTGGGCCCGCCATTTCTTCGGCAATTGTACTTGCTTTTGATAGTACGTTTTCTTTATCTCCTGCTACTTGAGGCTTAGCCTCAGTAAGTTGAGTCTCTTCTTCAACTTCGTCTTTCCCTTTGAAGAAATCCATGCCTTTCTTAAGAAGATTTCCACCGGGTATCGCACTAAGTAAGCCGTCAAACAATGATGACATGAAGGAAGGACCACCTTCTGTTACTTTTGCACCAGCTTCAGCAACATCTTTGCCGATTGTTTCTCCGCCATCCGCTACTGCTTTGGCCGCAACATCTCCGCTATCAGTAATTACTGAGCCGAACTCTCGTATACGAGCATTGATGTCTTCTTCGCCCTTGAGTGCTAATTCTTTTTGTGCAAGTTCTGCCGCGGCCAAGTCTGCTTTAGTACCTGCTGTCTTTTTAGAATCATCTAACTCTTTATCGACAAGTGCGGCCATTGCGGCACTTCTTTTCTTTTTATCTGCTAATTCTTTTTCATCTCGTTCTAGTTTTTCTTTTGCTAACGTTTCTTCTCGTTCTTTAGCAGTTTTGTCCATTTCAAAGACTTGGCCTGCTTCTCTAAACTCGTCCATGATGCCTACAAGTTTGGCTTGATCTTCTTCACCCAAGTCATTATCTAAGAACATTGCTTCTAGCATTTCAGGCTTGAGTTGCCCTTCTAGCATGGCTTCTTCTAGTCTATCAAAGTCAATCTCACTGTTTCCAAAACTATCTTCATCATAAATGTCTAGTTTTCTTGCCGCATTTAAGTCTTCTCTGTTTGCTTCAGGCTTATCATCTTCTGTTACTTTTTTGCCTATCCAACCACCTAATTCTTTTCCGATGTACCCGCCGATCGCCATACCTAGAGGGCCACCTAAGACACCGATTGCTGTGCCGATTGCGGCTCCTGCTGTACTACCTATGCCTTCGCCCATCTCATTTTGTTTTGCTTCGTCTGCTTCTGCATTGGTTAGAAGACCTTTCTTTAGATCCTCATCAATCTTTGCGGCATCTTTTTGATATTCAAATACTTCAAATATACCTGCTGTCAACGCACCTATGCCTGCACCACCTAACATTTTACCCATATTTGCAGTTGCTGTACCTAGTGCTGTTTGTAGTCCTTTCTGAGTTGCGGCCGCCGCAGTTTTACCTGCTTCCATAGTCGCTTTAGTGACTTGAGGTCCTAGTTTTGATAACGTAGGTCCTATATCTTTAAGAGCAGGTCCTATTTTTGATAAATGACCTGTAGCACTCTTCAGACTTGAACCAAGATCCTTTCCAAAAGTTTTAGTTAGACCTGATAATGATGAGGTTGCTGTCTTAAGACCTCCACCAAAGCCTTTGAACATGCCTGTCAAGCCTGATGCGGCTTTACCTAATGGGCCACCCACAGACATTGCGCCAAGACCTAATGATGCTAATCCTGCTGAAGCAGTTAATGCCACCATTGCGACTTTAGCCGCATTCATTTCGCCAGTAAGAGGGTTAAGTCCTTGTATTACACGTTCGGCTGATGTTGCCAAGTCTCTCTGAGTTTCTTGCAATGCTACTTGAGCATTTATCACGCCTTCGCCTGCGCCAGTGCCTGCCATTTTCTCTGCTTGTGCATCTCTGACTGTTGCTTGTCTTGCTATTTCCTCTTCAGGAGTATCTGCTATCTTAGATGCTAGTTTAAATGATTGCTCATCAGTTCCACCAAGTAGACGTTTTATCTGATCTTCGTTAGCAAACTGGGCGGCAGTGCCTATTCTTTCTATTTGGGCATTTTGACCTTCTTTAAATTCGCCCATGAATTTGGCAAATTCTTCTCTGTATTCATCAGAGCCTTCGTCCATGCCTGCAAATCGTTCTTTTAATTCGTTTGGATTGATGCCTAATTGTGATAAACCAACAGAGTCTTGGTCAAATGCGCCTGTACGCATTACTTTACTTAATTGTGTAGCAGTTTCAGCACCTAACTGAGCAGTTGCATCTGACATGAACTTCTGACGCATGTCTTGTTCGGCCTGCATGTTCTCTGCTAAGCCTTCTAATCTTGCTTTTTCAACTGGGTCGCCGGCTGCCGCGGCTTCTTTTCGTAGTTTGGAAATTTCTATCTCAACTCTACGAACTTCCATTTGCTCTCGTAATTGAGATGCAACTCTTTGTTGTTCTTCTTTGATTTCAGCAATACGTTTACCTGTCAAGTCAGACAAGACTTGTAGGTTCGTTACATATTGCATTGAGGATCTTTGTATCTCTGCTGATGTTTTGTCAGATTTGCCTAACTGGAAACCACTTGCTTCTTGTAGTTTCAAGTAGTCTTTCATACCTTCTTGTAAATCTTCTAAATCGATACCAGTTCTAGCAAATGCCATTCTGGTCTTTTTATCGACCTTGAACATTTCAAGCATTTGTCTTTGACCTTCACCAGAAGTTCCGCCTAATGAGGTTAATGCTGAACTAGCATCCTGTGCCATTCTGGAAATATTAACAAAGTTCTCTGCTGTTATCCCTGCTTCATTTCCTAATCTAAATAACTCATCAGATGATACACCTGTGACACCACCCATTGCTCGTAAATCTTTAGTTAGAGTGACTTGAGCATCACTCAGTCGAGTCATCTCTTGTGCGGCCATTGTGGCACCCTTAACGAGTCCACCTATAATCATACCTACTGGGCCAAAGTTTTTACCTAGAGCAAAAGCGGCATCACCTGCATCGCCTAGTCCTTTGTTGAAGTCTGTAAATTTACCTTTGCCATCGATCATGGCAGTAGTAAATCCAATTAAGGCATCTGTAGATTTGGCTGATGCTTCTGCGAAGTTTTTCTGACGTTCAGCCATTTCAGCAGTCGCTTTAGCGGCCGCTTCTTGTATTCTTGTACTAGCATTTATACTACTGGTGTTTGTATTCCTAGCATTTGTTTCTTGTTGTTGTGATTGTGATTGTCCACCAGCACCAACGTTTAATTTGTCCAAGGTACCAGACAAGGCGCCTGCTGTGGCGCTGATCATCCGGAAATTTTCTTCTAATTCCCGTAATACTTCTGGATCAAAATCTTCTGACATTTTTCTTTAATTACCCTTTAACCAAGATTTTATATAGGCTGTTTTGCCGTTACTAAATATACTTACATATCTATTTAGTTTTTATAAAATAGGGTGTATTAATATGAGGAACAAAAATGAACGAATTGGATAACAATCCCTTAAGACAATACTTTAGAAGGCCTGCGGTATTCTTAAATTTACCTACAGGCGGAGAATCATACACAGAAGACGTTATTGAATTTCCAGATAACAAAGAATTGCCGGTCTATCCGATGACAGCAATTGATGAGATAACCACAAAGACACCAGATGCTTTATTCAATGGATCAGCAATGGTTGAGATTATTAAAAGTTGTATACCTGATATCAAAGACCCATGGAGACTATTAAGTAATGACTTAGATGCTGTTTTAGTTGCAATCAAAGCCGCAGGTGGACAAGATTCAGTTGATGTAGAAACAGAATGTCCTAAATGTCAAGCATTAGGCACATATGGTGTTGACTTATTAGGTATGTTGACATCACTAAAACCTGGTGACTATGACACAGTACTACAAATTGCTGATTTATCTATCAAGTTTAACCCATTAACATACAAAGAAATGAATGATGCCGCTTTAGGACAGTTTGATATTCAGATCAAGTATAAAGGCTTGGCTGACATCGAAGATGATACTGAACGTAACAAGCAAACATCATTGGCACTACAAGAAATCACTGTATTAACACAAGATATTCTTAGTGAAGCAATCGAATACATTCAAACGCCTACAAGTAAAGTTGAAGATACTAAGTATATTTTAGATTTCTTAAAGCAGTGTGAAAGCAAAACATATGAAACAATCAGAGACTATAATACTAAACTGAAGGCAGATAGTACTATTAAACCTTTGAATATTAAATGTTCCGAAGAAGAATGTGGACACACATTCCAACAACCATTCTCATTAAACGCATCTGATTTTTTCGTATAAGGCTTCTACAATCTCAGCCCGATGAGGTAAGGAAGTCGATTGATGACATGGAAGCATATGCTCGGGGAATCAAGCGAAACGCCTTGGAACTATCTTGGTATATGAGGGGTGGTGTATCCTATGAAGATATACTCAATATGTCCCAATGGGAACGTAAAGACATGTGGTCAATTGTAGAAGATCACATGGAGACAACCAAGAAAACTCAATTACCATTTTTCTAAACTTCATTCTATTGGTTCTTTTCAGAAGTTCTCTTACGAGAACTTAATTACTCTTTCACTCCGTTCAATCGTAATTGTTTTTATTTCTAAAGGATTAATTAAAAGTTCTTAATGGTAATCTTTAGAAGTCTTATTACTTTTTGAAAGCCATGGTAGTGCTACTCAAGCACTACCACAGAAATTTCAGTTATGTAATCTCATTACTCCCGTCAATCCACGTTGATTATCCCCGACCTACTACGTTACTATAGTTGATCGCTACCGGTTGCCCTGTAAAGTTTGCTGGGTTGTAGTTGAGCCTATTACATTAATAAACGTAATATCTCGGCAACGCATGTTCTATATCATCAAATCAAAATAGATATAGACTCATTGAGGGTTCGCTATCCATGACGATTGCCCTCTCGGTATTGTTGTGTATAACACACTACTCCAAATCTGTCAGCAGGGTTTCTGCATCCTCGAGGAGAGCCGAGCATTGTATTACGGCTATGCTTATGTACGTTCTATTTCCCTATCAGTAGTTGACAGGGGTAATTTTAGTTTGTATTGACGTGGTGTCTGTTAGTTTTGAGTTGGTCTCTGTGTTGCCTGAGTATGCTTTGAATATTTCATGGTTGAACTTGAAGAAATGATCATGTTCTATGATAATCCAATCAGCATGATCTGCTGAAGTATAGTACATAAATTGATCACTTACCCAAGTGTATTTGCTCGGTAAGCAAACGAACTTTCCTTTACGATTAAACTTCATAAACAGAACGTTTAAGTCGCCTTCATCGGCTACGTCCATTAATTGATCTAACCATGTATCAAGTTGCTTACATGAACCTGCAAGTACTTGATGAAAGGGAAAGTCTGCGTAAAACTTACATTCTACATTAAGTTTAACAAAACTTTCTCCAGGAACAATGTCCCCTTTAAAACTTCTGATCTGTCCTTCATGCAAAATTTCTGTACGAGATTGATTTTTACCACCTACGTATGCACCTGATCCAGGTGCCCGTATAAAACTCTCTTTATACAGATCACTTAGATACTTTGCGATTTCTCGTTCGTATCCTGATCCTTTATTCTTTGAAGGTGATGGCATAATATATAGTTATCTCTTTACCACTCGGTGGCATAATTTTTATTGACAATTTTTGCATTGCATTTTGTTTGACATTCGTAAGAGCCATGTATAAACTCGGTTTTCCAAAAATTGTCTTTGATGATTTCGGTTAAATTACTTTCATGTAAGTTATATTTCTGACCTAAATCATTCCATTTGTTATTGTGTCCGTATCTTGTTGCGACCCAACAGCAGGGATAAAACTCTCCCTTAGCATTGATATAAGTTCCTTTGTTGCCTATATGACATAATGGCTTTTCATTGCCTACTATATGAACTTGCTCAAACAATCTGATGTTTGTCTTCATCCAGGGTTCTAATAAGAACTTGTCTGTTAGTTTAGTTACATCTCTTTCAAATCTATGGCTAGATGATAACAGATTATCACTTGGTTGTAAAGCATCATCTTTCCCATAAGAATCTTCGTATATCTTTCCAAACTTAGTACTCTTGGTTAACTGAAATGCATCAAAGCCTAATTCTTTTGCATAGTTTTTCATGTCTTCTATCTTGTCTTCATTAAACTTGAAGCCTATTGCGTCCCACACTGTGTAACATGTTGACTCATCGTTGATGATAGAAGCACCTGTAACGATGCTAGACCAATTAGAATTGATTCTATAGACATTGTTACTATCATGGTCCCAACCATCGATACTAAAGTGTATTTGATCCATGGGCCCAAGTAAACTTGCTAGTTCTTTCCACCAGCCCTCATTCTTATAAGAGCCATTTGTCACAATGACAATGGCAATGTCATTTTTAACTGACTTGAAATACTTAATAATATGTAGAAAGTCACGTGCATATATAGGATCGCCATCATCTCCACAGAATGTTAGTTTTTCTACATGTTCTGTAATAAAATCAGGTGGAAAATTACGAGTAAAGAATGCCAACTCAAGTTCAGTGTTGACTAGTGTGTCAGGAACCTCTTGTCGAGGGCATCTAGGGCACTTGAGGGTGCATTTACTGCTAACTTCTATATGCCAATGCCAAAGAGCGAGACTCACAGATTTTCCATTTCCCTTGATGTGTTGTATGTAGTAAATCCGTTCTCTTTAACTACTTGTAATACACTTGGGACACGTCCTGCTAGTTCTTCTCTGTGTGACACTAACCAAATTGATTTACCATTCTGCCTAGATTTTGATTTAAGAATACCCATAGCATTCTCTACACCTATAGTATCTAAGCCTGAGTCAATTAACTCATCGATAAAGATTGTGTTGATAGGAGCATATAAGTTCTCCCATACATCTCTGAATGCAAATGACAATCCTAAGATTAATCTGTTACGTTCTCCCCTAGATAAGTTATCAAAGTCTAGTTCTCTACCCAATTCTGTAATCTCTACAGTTAAATCGTTTTGGAACACAACTTGATGAGGTAGACCCATCTTGTCTAAGTAATTTGTTAGCCTAGAGTTTAAGTAAGATAAGTTCTGATCAATAATCTTTTTACGAACAAAGGAGTCTTTACTTGTTAACAAGTCTAACAAGAACTTCTGATGATCTCCTAGACGTGATAATTCGTTAACTCTGTCAAAGTCTTGTTCTTGTATTGCTTGACTTTCCATTTCACTAATTTGTTCGGTGTATGGATTTTCATCTAATTCTTTGCTGTCTATTTGAGAGACCAAGCCTTCTACCTTGCTTCTATGCTCAATTGCTTCTTGTTCACTGTTGTAAAAGACAATAGGCTTGTCACCGACTACCCCTAACAGTTCTTTTGCTTTCTCAAACTCTACACATAACTCAGCCAATTCTTCTACACGTTCGGTCGAGTCTTTGACTGACGTTTCTTTATCTGTTAATACTTGAGTATGCAAATCATCATGGAAGTCTTGTCCACATGTGTGACACTTGTTAGTTTGTAACACCTTAAGTTCTTTTTCTAACTTAGTAATTATCTTAGACTCTCTTTCAACATCACTAAAGGCACGTTGTATCTGTGAGTCTACATCAGCATGAGCAGACTTACGTTGTTTATAAAGAGCAAGTTCTGCGTGATTGGTTAATTCTGCTTCGATATCTAGTTCTTGTAGGGTTTTGACTCTGCTCTTTAATGTATTGATGTCTTCTGCTGTCTTTGCGTCCCACAGTCTTGCTCTCTTCTTAAGAGACTCGATTTGTTCTAGTACACGTTTGTTTGCTTCTTCTATAGCCTTGATCTTAAAGTCTTCTGCTTGTAAATCTTCTTTGTTCTTTTTGATTATTACTTTTATCTTCTCTGCTTTTTCTGATAATAAAGTAATACCCAATAACTGCTCAATGATATCACGTTGTTGCCCTACAGGCATAGCCAAGAAAGGTAAATTGTACGTATTAAGTGCTACAATGTTTCTAAACATCGTAGGAGACATACCAATAACTTGTTCTATAGTTATTTGTGTTTGTTTGTTTTCGCCTTGTGCTTCGTTATCATCTTCTTCTGTGCCATTGATAAAGAATCGTAATAGATTTGGCTTACGACCACGTTCAATACGATACTCAACACCATTGGCTTCAAACTCTAATGTAACTAAACAGCCTTTGCCGTTTGTTCTGTTGATTAGATTGTTTGCTTTAATGTTATTAAGAGCAGTACCATACAATGCATAACTAACTGCTTGAATAAGAGTAGTCTTGCCAGTACCATTTCTAGCACCATCACCACCCAAGTCTAAATTGTCACCTAAGATAAGAGTAAGTTCTTGGTTATCTAAGTTAACTGCTTGAGTTACAGAACCAACACTTAAGAAATTTCTTAGTGTTATATTTTTAAGAGTAATCATTGTTATTAAGTTGCCCTTTTCCATGAAGATAGATCACGTTTAGTGTGATCTTCGATAATAGATATACCTTCGTTAATAAATTGTATTGCACTTGTATCGTCAAACACGAGTGGATTGTTCATTGTAGTTTGAAACTTCCTGTTCATATTACCATTATAAAATTTACCAATTCCAATATAATCACATAAATCATACATGTATTGTTTTGGGTCAGCACACAAATCATCATAAAATGTATAATTTATAGGTAACTTGCAGTCTTCCCAGTAATTAAAAATCTTCTTTGTATCAGTATACATGTATATCTTTGTGTTAGCAACTAATTTGGTATACTGATCGGGTGTGTCTTTAAAGTTAGGATTTCGATTCTTTTCCATATTGTATAATGAATTTAAAACTTCATATGGATTTCGGAAACTTAGACCAAGATGTGTAGCATGATTATGTATTTCTTTAGGCGTGGCATAATGTCCTTCAACATAGTCGCCATTGAATATGTGAGTGTGTAAGTTGACAGATACCTTGAACTTGTTATATGTATTCTGATAATGTTCTAACGATGTACCATCAAACTCTTTGTAATGCGTACTTAACTTACCATCTACCTCTGGATGTTCCATGAATTGCGACCAAAGCCAGTTGGTGCCAGATTTCGGATAACCCAGATGTCGGTAATGGATCATATAGACTGATAGATTCCTAGCAGTATACTTTTGTCATAAAATTCTGATTCTATGTTTTTAATTTGATCAATGATAATGTTATCCACACTCTCAAACGATATCTCACCTGGTGCTAAGTCTTGTGAATGTTCCTCGTTCTTAACTGGAAGCAATGACATTTCTCTTAGGCCATACTCTGGTATTAACTGTTCTCTAATGTAATTAGATTCTTCATACGAGATATCAATATCTAAGTGTACCCGAACATGAGCATTTTTAATTAATAAACCTTTTGGGTTCTCTAATACTTCACTTAGTTTGTAAACTCTATATACAGGTTGATCAGGCCATGAATGAAACTCGGGTTCTTTATCCCATTCTAGTACCATCATACCTCTAGCATCATCACCTGCATCTGCATAGTTATGCGGGAATGCATTGCCCATATACCAAACATTCTTTCTTGCTTGACGTTTGTGAAAATGTCCAGTGAATACTTTATCAAAGTGTCCTAAGTGATCAGTGTTTGCCTCACCATGATCAGGCATTTCTATCATAGCATTCATGTAGAAGTGAGGGAGTTCTAAGTGAGCAAAAAGATATTTGCCTTTCTTTTGTTTGAGCAGTTTATAATCATCACCACATAACCATGGAGCAATAACACAATCGCCTTCTTCAACAAAGTGATCGACTACAACTACGTTCTTAAGATGCTTTGCCCACTCAACTGAGTGAATGTCTCGTTTGTCTCTGTAATAAAGATCGTGGTTACCTGTAATGAAGTAGACTTTCTCAAATGCATCATTAAGTTTCTCTAACGCATTCAAGCCGTACTGTAAAGTATGCATGTTGATTGAGGCACGATGATGATTCCAGTCTCCCAAAAAGAAACAAGTCTCACAGCCTTCTGCTAGTGATTTCTCAATAAACCAATCAACAAAGTTTTTACAATCTTCATTGTGTTGTAAACTATTACTTTTTAAGCCGAAATGTATGTCCGTAAAGACTGCGGCCTTCTTAAAAAGATTTGTCATAAGCACCATCCATTAATGTATAACTACTATTATACAATAGGTAAAGGACAAAAACAAGACTTTTGGAAGCCTTGTTTGCCCAAATTGATTTAATACTACTCAGAGTATGTTTCGGTGGGTTTTTCGTACCCTAGACCATTATAGTCTTTCATTTGACGAGAGAAAGAAGGATTGAGTCCATTCATTTCGAGGATATCATCTCTGATATTTTGATTACGTTTCTCAGAGTTGAGTACTCTACAGAAACTGTTAGTGATTGCCGCAGTATAGTATGCGAAAGGGTTAGCAGACTTTGCTTCATTGAATCGCAAGCCGACATATGTCAACTGTAAGATAGCAGAGTTACGCATTTCATCATTGTAAGTGTAACCACGCCAGTTATACTTCATAGCATACTTTTCACATAACATGATATACATACGTGCTAGTTTGTCAGTTAATGCACCATTGGTAGCAGTGAAAGAACCAGTCTTCATACCACCTTTCCAATGAGATTTACCAACTAAAGTTAAAGTCATGGTGTTAGCATCTAAACGATAATGTTGAAATGGGGGAAAGTTTACTTTAGAATGAACCATATCATCAACTGCCGCTTTTGTTTTCTTATCTTCTAAATCAGCAAATGAATCTTCAGATGAATTATCATCATCAAAGTCAATAATTTCTATTGCTTTCTTTTTCTTAACAACTTTACGAGGTTGCTTTTGCGACATAGGAATGTGGTCCCAAGTCATTACTCTAAAGATTAAACCATCAGTTTCAATTGTTTTTGGATCTATTTTTCTTTGACCAGTTAGCCCTTGCTCTTGTGATAGTCTAAGAGACTTCATTAACTTTGCTTCTTTGATTTGTGTAGGCTTGATAGCAAATGCTAGACTTTTTTCTAGTGGCATGTCTGGGGTATCGATAATACCATCGTATTGATGATATTCATTCTTTGTATAAGAACAATACGATGTTTTGCTCTTATGAATTTCTTTTAGAATATCCTTGTTGTTTAAATAATTGACTGGTTTTTTCTGTGGTATGGGCATTGAAACTCCTATTGGTTAGCCTGTATAGTACACGAATTGCTTTACGAATGCAACAATTACGGGTAAAATTTAGCGGTTTTTAGCAACGATAAATATATCATGTAGACTGCTATTTATACAAGGGAAAATATGGTTATGATAAACATCAAGAGGAACACATAATGCCGATACAACAGTATCCGGATGGCAACGGTACAGAGTGTTATTATTACGAAGACTTCACTAGTCTCGGTGGTGCCAGTATCCATATTGAATCTACCCTCAAAAAGGCTGATAATTTAGAAGGAGAAGCCGTCGGTCAAATCAGAATCAACGGAAAGTTGTTTGGTAGAAAATTACTGGCCACAAACGCATACCTCGTCGGCCTGGTTAACGCAAACAGCACTTCGGGGCCAAAGTCCAAGCAAGATGTAATAGATCGAGTAAATGCTGTATTCGCCGCAACCGAAGCATGTAGACAAGCAAAAATAGAAGCAAACCTAGCCGCTCAGAGGACAGAACCTGAAGTAGTTGCTGAAGAACCGACCGCCGATGAGCCTGAAGCAGTACCAGAACCAGTAGAAACTCCACCAACTGTTCCAGATACAGATACACCCGCACCTGATGAGCCTGAAGCAGTACCAGAACCAGTAGAAACTCCACCAACAGTTCCAGATACAGATACACCCGCACCTGATGAGCCTGAAGCAGTACCAGTACCAGTAGAAACTCCACCAGCAGTCCCAGATACAGATACACCTGCAACACAAGAAGAAAATGCTGATGCCGAAACAGGAGCTGATGTTGGCACTGGAACTACTGCAGGTAGTGGAGTAAGTATAACACCAGCAGAAGTGTCCGAACTCACATCAGCAGAAGGGTCAGCACCTGGAGGCAACGATTGGAGAGTCAGACTTAGTTTGGGTCCACGGTCAGAATATTTGTATAAAAATCCTGCTGGGGCTGGCATTTTAGCCCCGCTGATAGATACAGATGGAGTTATATTTCCGTACACGCCTACAGTTAATGTTACGTATGCGGCCTCATATGATAGTACATCACCTGTGCATTCGAATTTTAAAATCAATCAATACACAGCTAGTTCAGTCGATACAGTAACGATTGGCTGTACTTTCACAGCACAAGACACGAAAGAAGCAAATTATCTACTAGCATGTATTCACTTCTTCAGATCAATGACTAAAATGTTTTATGGACAAGACGAGAGTCCTAAGAATGGAACTCCTCCCCCGTTAGCGTTCTTATATGGTATGGGAGCATTTCAGTTTGAAGGACACCCGTTAGCAATAACAAATTTTACTTATAATTTACCAGCAGATGTTGACTATATTAAAGCAACTAACTCATCAGATGATACGACAGCCGCACCCAATCTAGTAGGTGGACAACTCACACCAGGTGGAGGCGCACCACCGCCAAACTTTCAAACTGCTATATCAGATGAGATTACATATGTGCCTACAAAAATAACTATGTCGATTCAATGTATTCCGATTATTAGCAGAAATCAGATCAGTTCTAAATTCAGTCTTTCTGAATACGCACAAGGAAAACTTAATCAGGGTAGCAAACGCCCAGGTGGAGGTATTTGGTAATGGCTAACAATAGTTTATATCCTAGAACAAGTCCTTATTTTCAAACAGGAGTCTTTGATAAAGAATTCTTAGATGTTATGAAAAACAGACCTATACCTAGAGATCCAGGAGATGCTACATTCGTTGTTACTATGCAGTACGAATTTAGACCTGACTTACTAGCACAACATTTATATGAAGATCCTAAACTGTGGTGGGTATTTGCGGCTAGAAACCCTAATCAATTGGGACCAGATCCTTATTTTAATTTTACAGCAGGTATAACAATATTTGTGCCTAGGCTAGACACATTACGTAGAGTACTTGGAATATAATGCCGAACCAAGATAATGATGACATGAACAACTCTACCGCTTCCCAAACGGCATCAGGGTCTGCGGCGAGACCAGGTAGACGATTAACGAATCCTTTAGCAGATTTAGCATCAAGCAATTATCAACTTTCTTTATATATGATTACACCAGATGCATATGATGCATTTACTGCTTCAGGCAGAACTAATATTGATGCACTCCAAACAAATGGAGGAGGCGGCGCATTTCTTGTAGCACAAAGCGGCGGCATAAACAACAACACAGAGAACAGAGCACCAGGATTTCATTTTGATTATTATTTAGATAATTTAGAAATAAGTCAAATGGTCTCAGGCAAAGCATCAGGCTCAGCAACTAATGTATCAGAACTTACTTTTACTGTTACTGAACCGTATGGATTTTCATTTATTAATAAACTAAAAGATGCATCTGAGCAACTACAACAATACGGTTCTAATCTTGGCTATGCAAAAGGCACAGTCCGTAACCCAACAAAACAGTTTTTTATATTAGGTGTTTCATTTCTTGGATATGATATTAATGGTACTCCTGTTTCAGGTGTGTCAATTGACCCTAACAATTCTGGAGCAACAGGAAACGATGATAAAAATTTGTTTCAAGTGTACCACGACATTGTTATAAGTCAAATTGATTTTAAAATCGACGGTAAGATTGTTACTTATAAAGTTACAGCGGCCGCTATAGCACCTACATTATCTTTTGGTGTTAAACGAGGAAGAGTCCCGTACCCAGTAAAGTTAACAGCAAATACAGTTGAAGATGCAATGACTAAATTGATGGACGGAATGTCAAAAGAACAACTTAAACTTAGAGATAATGGAGCAATAACAGTTCCAAACACATTTGAAGTTAAGTTTGTAGGCGATGGTGTAGATAAACTTAGAGAGGGTAAATTAATAACACCCGAAGATGTTGATAAATTTAAATGGAAAGGGTCTGATGCAAAAAATGCACAAGAAGCAACCATTGCACAAGAAGTGACTTCTGTTCCTGATAGTGATCAACGTCAAATCACATATGCAAGAGATTCCGCAATATTAGAAATATTTGATGATTTAATCAAACAGAGTACATATCTACGTGATGCTATGACAGTATTATATAACACGTCTCTTACTCCAGACAAAGAGAAAAAAGATAATCAAGGTAATGCTCCAGCGGCAAACGGAACTATAGGCTGGTATCATGTTACGCCTCAAATTAGTAAAGCCCAATGGGATCCTGCAACATCAGATTGGGGATATCACACAGTATATGTAATTGAAACATATCAAACGCCTGTGATAACTGCTTCATATGTAAACCCAGGCATGAATTATTATGGACCTCACAAACGATATAACTATTGGTACACAGGAGAAAATTCTGAAGTATTAAAATATGAACAAACACTTGATAATTTATATTATAATGTAGTGTTAGGTAAAACAACGGCAGAAGCACAGGCCAGTATAAATCAAACTGCTTCAACAGGAGGAGATACTGATACAAGCAATATCCCAGGACAAGGACAAGACGGACCAAAACTAGGAAAACTTGCAAAAGGTAATGAAGCACAAAACTCTTATGTAACTAGTTTATACTCTCCAGCAGATTATGGCACAGCGTCTGTAACAATTTTAGGCGACCCTGATTTTATTGTGCAGGATCAAACAAGTAGTGTAGAAAGTGTATATAATAGATTTTATGGAACAAACGGATTTAATGTAAATGCTAATGGTGGGCAAGTATTTATGGAGATCAACTTTAAAGAAGCAGTTGATTATGATGAAAGCACCGGGGTATTAGAACTAAATGATAATATATTGTTTTGGGAGTATCCAGACAACATTGCTAACATAGTCGAAGGTGTAAGTTATCAAGTTGTTAATATTAAAAGCATGTTTAAAAACGGTACGTTTACACAAAATTTAGATTGTGTCATTAACACCTTCCCCAATTCTGATACGTCTGCAACAGACGCAAACCGAGAGAATGGGTCAGATGGCTCTTTATTAAGTGGCGGTAATGAAGGTAGTAATTCTTCGACATTTGATCCTGCAGGACTAAGAAGTGAATCCGCTGGCGATGGCTCACCAGCCGCTGGCGATCAAACAGGTAATGGTACAAACGGTGCTAGTGCTAATGATGATAACAATGGTTCTGACTCAGGTGATCCTGATGATGACGGAAGAGAGGACGGATAATGCCACGTAATACATGGAAACCTAGGGGACAATTAAAAAAGAATAAACCAGGAGCAGGTATAGCCGCAGTTAATGAAACTGCAATGCTATGTACTGTGATGAGTAATATCGACCCTACTAACGCCGGCAGATTAGAAGTATTTCCCAGTGACTCTTTTAAACAAGATGCAACAGGCAGTGACTCATGGATAACAGTTAACAGACTTAGTAGTTTCTTTGGTCATGTTGAAGGACAAGCAGACAATAATGGTACAGGCACGTATACGAGTAATCCAAGTGCATATGGACAATGGAACTCTCCTCCTGATATAGGATCAGAAGTACTTGTTGTTTTTGTCAACGGTGACCCTAACTATGGCTTCTATCTTGGTATGGTTGCTCGACCTGAATATATGAATATGGTTCCTGCAATTGGTTCATCAGATAATATTGTTCCAAACGAAGGCGAGGCACAATCTTATGGTGGAGCTTCTGTACTGCCAGTTACTAGCATGAACACAAATGACAAAAATGCCGCAGATGGAAACGATTACTTAAATCAGCCTAAGCCTGTTCATAGTTACACAGCGGCTATCATGCAACAACAAGGTATATTACGAGATAGAATCAGAGGCCCTATCAGTTCAAGTGCTACTAGAGAATCTATAAGTAGAGTAGGTTGGGGTGTGAGTAGTCCAGGCAGACCTATCTATTCAGGTGGTTTCACAGACGAAGATATTGCATCAAACTTAAACACAGAAAAGCCAGAAACATTACAAGTTGTAGCAAGACGTGGCGGACATTCAATCGTTATGGACGATGGAGACATCGTTGGTAGAGATCAATTAATTAGATTGCGTACAGCATTAGGCCATCAAATCTTAATGAGTGATGACGGTCAAGTATTAATGATCTTACATTCTAATGGACAATCATATATTGAATTAGGCAAAGAAGGAACAGTTGACATCTATGGAGCTAACTCAATTAATTTACGTACACAAGGCGATCTTAACTTACATGCAGATAATAACTTAAATCTTCACGGTAAAGAAATTAGTATTAATGCTACAGAGAATTTAAAACTTAATTCAGAAAAAGAAACAACACAAAGAGCAGGTACAGATTATAAATTATATTCTCTTTCTAGTGTATTAATTAAAGCAGACAAAAGTGTAGCATTAGAATCTACAGCGGCCGCTTCTATTAAAAGTTCAGCAGAAACATTTGTTGAAGGTAGTAAAGTAAACCTTAATTCTGGTTCTAGTCCAGTAGCACCTGATGTTGTTGAACCACCAACACTAATAGCACACCCAGAAACATTGTTTGATAAACAAACAGGTTGGTCAGCGGCACCGGGCAAACTCTTAAGTATTACATCAAGGGCACCTGCTCATGCACCGTGGTTAGCGGCCGGACAGGGAGTTGATGTTGAAATTAAATTAGATGCAGATGATGCATTGCCTGCAAGTCCTAGTACTAGATTGGCTGCCACGAATAAAGCAGGTGCAGTTGAAGGAACAGGTGCTCAAGGTGTTTCTAATGCATCGGCCGCATCGATACCTGAAGTGCCAAATTCTAGTAAAGCAATAGATAAAAACACATCAACTGCAATACTTGCAAGTATAGCGATTGACACTGCTAAAACTGTAGCAGACAATAACCCTGTAAATGCCGCCAATCCATTGACAACTGGAAGTGCGATTATAGGTGGAGCAGGGACTAGTCAACCTAGAGAAATATTAGTTGGCGCATTCGGTCAAAGCCCAAGTCAGTTAGTACAAGGCGGAGTGCTTAAACCAGGCGCCGACACAATGGTTAATACATTAATTTCAGATACTACGGCTTTAAGGTCAGTACAAAAATCAATGCCAACATCAGCGTTTACTGGAAAGTTTGGTGCATCATCATTAGATAAATTAGTAGCATCGAACACAGCACAAGCACAGTCTGTTACAACTAATCTACAAAAATCACAAACATTGTTGACTCAATCAGGGGTAATTACAGGCAAGGAAGCGTCAAATTCATTGTCAGGAATTGTCAATGCTGGTCAATCCGCAGGCAATACGTTAACAGAATCAATTGCTAATACAATGTTCATAATGCAGGAGTCAGAGCGAAATGTTGATATTTAATAATTATACTACCATTTGGGAGTCTCTCAATGCCTAGGTTCACTAAACAGGATATATACAACAAAATTAATCAGGGAAGTAGTGCCTCCTTACTTGCCTCTACAACAACTGGAGCAACTGGTGGTGTAGCAAAAGCATTAAATTCTATATCACAAGTGCCTGGCTATGAAGATGCCGTGTCTCTATCACGAGGAGTATCAGCCGCAGGATTTGCCGCTATTAAAAAATCTTTTGTACCAATGACGGCTAATGTCCCACAAAACCTAACAGAAATAAAATCATTAAATGAAATAACTCTGATGGTTGCACAAAAAAATACAGGTACTACAGCAGAATTAACACGACAAATTCAGAATATAAAAAATAGTTCAAATGCCGGTGGCGGAAGTATTAGTCAATTAGCACAACAAGGAAAACTGCCTGGTGTAGCAAAGTTAATAGGGTCAGGATCACAAGCGGCTGAGGCCGCTTCTATTGCAAGTGGTTTAGGTGGATTACCAGGCGGAGCAAGAACAGCAACAGCAATTGTAAACAATCTTTCTGGTGCACAAAATCTTGCCGCTCCTGGACTAAGTGATGTTAGTACAGTCGCAGTAGATTTGGCAGAAAAAGCATTTAAAGGAGCCTCAAATCCATTTCCTTCAGGTGCTCTTCCAGATGCGATAGCAGGTGGTTTAGACCCATCAGGCGGCGGTCTGACAAACAAATTACTAAGTGGTTTGCCTTCAGGTGTACAAGCACAACTACAATCTGCTTTATCATCTTTAACAACAGGCGGTGGATCAACAATCAAATTACCAACTGTTGCATTTAATACATTTGATCGTTCTGGTATAACAAAGCAAATTGATCAAGTATTAGGCAACCCTATTATACCAAGGCCTACTATTATAGGATCCACTCTGCCGACTGGTTCATTTGGTGGCCCTCTATCTGATTTACGTAATCAGGCACTTGATCTTTCTCGTAATCAATTTAATTTTAATCAAGCAGAAAAAGAATATGAAAAAACACTTGATGATATTGCATACTTAGAAAGACAAATTAATGCATATGGTAATCCGCCAGACTTGTCAATAGAATTCCCAGATCCAAGTGATCCTAGAATAGCACAAGAACTAGCAAGAATTGCACAGTTACGATTAGAAGTTACTGCTAAACAGATTGGGGCAGGAAAACTTTATAAAACAATGTCTGATATTGGATTTGAGTTTAAAGAAGACTATGTTCCTGGCAAGCCAGTAGTTTTACCAACACCACCACCTAATCCTGCAGATGACTTAGCAGAATTAATTGCATCTCAGACAATAGCATCAAACGCTGGATTAGAGAATGGTCAAGTGTCTGTCACCGCACAAACAAGTACGAATCAAAATGCATTATCTGGTGAAACAAACTTCTCATTTGCAGACTATGGTAACGGAGTAGTAGTCAACACATTTGCTGACAGCACTGGCGATAACAATGACAGTGGACTTACGTTTGGTGGCGAAAAAATTCCTGATCCCCCGGAAGAAGATCCGCCTATACAAGTACCACCTGAGGAAGTGATTGAAGAAAATACAGTAGAAGCAGTCGCTGGCCCTGATCTGCCACCACCAACACCTCCAGGGGGAGGCGGCGGAGGCTGTGTTGTATTAGAAAGTTATATACCATTAGTAGAAACTGCTTCATTCAATGGCAAAGAAGTTAAACAGGCTTACATGTTGCAACCAGGAAATAGTATCTCTTTGAATACAGCAGATGACGAACTAAATACATATATTGGAACAGTTGTGTTTAACATGGTAGAATTACAACCATGTGTTCGCATAGAAACATCTCAAGGCATTTCATTGAAGTGTTCTACAACTGCTCCAATCTTTACAAAAGAGTTAGAGTTTGTTGATGCACCAGATTTGTTAAACAAACAAATTCTATGTAAGACAGTTGACGGTGAATTCTGGGACGAAGTTGTGTCAGTTGAAAGTATAGACGAACAATTTGTTGCTGTTATTAATGCAGGAGATAATGCATTCTGGGCAGGCGAACAATCTGATGCTTATGTACTTCATCACAATATCGGTTCAGTGCCAACTGACGGACTACAATTCGATAAAAAATAGGATATAAATAGTATTATGCCAACATATGTAGGATTTTCAACAATAAACGCAGAGAAGCCGAGAACTGTAAATGAAATCGGTGGAATCGACAACACTGGAGATTTAATTAAAAATCCGCTTGTGTATGGCAAAAAGTATAGGTTAACTGATGCAGAATTAGTTATACAGGATTTAGTCAATGCTCTCAACATTCGTAAGGGTGAGAAAGTTGGTCAACCAGCCTACGGAACAAGACTTTGGGACTTTGTATTTGATCCAAATACACGAGATGTCACTCAACAACTTGAAAATGAATTGCAAAGAGTAGTAGCACAAGATCCTAGACTCAATGTGAACAGAATCAGAGCATATACAAGAGAAAATGGCATTCTAGTACAGATGGAATTAGCCGTAACACCCTTTAATAATGCTGGAGATTTGAATTTATTCTTCGATAATCAGTCAAACTCAGCCTCTATTGTAACCCAATAACATCTTAAAAATACCCGGTTTTTAAAAAGATAAATATATCTAACAGAGAGAGATATATGGCTACAAGTTCAAGGCAATCAGGATTATTCGGAGTAAACGACTGGAAGGCAATCTACCAGACTTTCCGTGAAGCCGACTTTAGAAGTTATGATTACGAAACACTTCGTAAGAGTATGATCGATTACCTACGTCTGTACTATCCTGAAACATATAATGATTACATAGAAAGTTCAGAGTTTATTGCTCTACTTGATGTTATGTCGTTCATGGGACAAGGACTAGCGTTCAGAAACGATCTAAACGCACGTGAGAACTTTATTGATACTGCTGAACGTAGAGACTCAGTTGTTAAATTAGCCAACTTAGTAAGTTATACACCAAAAAGAAACACATGTGCAAATGGTTTTATAAAAATATCTGGCATACGAACAACAGAAAATTTAACTGATGTCAATGGACTTAATCTAAGCAATGTTCCTGTATTATGGAACGATCCTTCTAATCAAAACTGGTTAGAGCAAATGAATACTATTATCAATGCGTCCTTAGTTGATACGCAACGCATTGGTAGACCAGCAAACTCATCAGATATTTTAGATGTACAGACTAGTGAGTATTCTATTAGAATACCAGAAACTAGTTTACCAATTGTTCCCTTTACGTCTGTCATCGACGGACAATCTATGAACTTTGAACTAGTTAGTGGAACATCACTTGATTCTAATTATGTCTATGAGATACCACCTGCACCTAGCGGCAAACTTAATTTATTATATAGAAATGATAGATTGGGTTTTGGCTCACCAAACACAGGTTTCATGTTCTACTTTAAACAAGGAACATTAGAGTACTACGATTTTAATTATCAACAAAAAATATCAAACCAATCAGAAGATATTAATATCACTGGTATTAATAATACTGATACATGGTTATATAAACGTAACACAGACGGCACATCAACTCCATGGAAACAAGTTGAAAATGTATACTCTGATGCATACTTGCAAACAGAAACATCAGACAGAACTATATTCTCTGTAGACTCCAGATTTAACGATCAAGTCTCATATACATTTGGCGATGGTGTTTTCTCTGAGATACCAATTGGTAACTTTAGAGCATATGTACGATCTAGTAACGCATTAACTTATTCAATCAGTCCTTCTGAAATGAATGGCATCTCTGTTGCTATATCATACATTAGCAGAAAGGGAACAACAGAAACACTAACTATAAACTTACAGTTGCCTACTACAATCTCAACAGCACAAGTAAGAGAGCCTATTTCTGAAATTAAACAAAGAGCACCTACAAGATACTACACACAGAATCGTATGGTCAATGGTGAAGATTACACAAACTTCCCTTATACTCTTTATAACTCTATTATTAAATCTAAAGCAGTTAACAGAAGTTCTATTGGTGTTTCTAAAAACTTAGACTTACTTGACCCAACAGGCAAGTATTCAAGTTCAAACTCTTTTGGAGATGACGGAGCATTATATCAGGACAGCACTGATGGCTTCTTATCTTTAACTGTAACAAACACAAGTGACATCATTCAATTCTTTACTGATGACTTAGCATCTGTATTAGCCTTAAATCGTGCTAATCAGTACTACATTCAAAACTACACACGTTATGCATATCCAGATGCAGGTAGTCCAGTATTATATTGGAAGTCTAGTTCGGTTGACTCAACACAACAAAGTGGATACTTCTACTCAGAAACAAGTTCAGTAGAAACTCCAGCAGTGTTAGGAACATTTACTACATCTAATGCAAAGTATGTAACAAAAGGATCAATAGTAAAACTATCTGCTCCAATTGGCTTTTACTTTGATAGCAATAATCGTTTAGTTGCAGGTATCCCAACAGGCGGCGAGAAGACATATATCTGGTCAACTATATTAAACATAGTTGGTGATGGATCAAACACTGGACAAGGAACATTTGCTAACGGCACAGGACCTGTTATCGTAAATGGTTATATCCCAGACGGTGTTACACTGACAGAAATTATTCCTGTCTTTGATAATTCTTTATCATCTCCTGTAATACAAGAAGCAATTCTTAAAATTGAATTACAACAAGACTTTACTTTAATCTTTAATAATTCATTATTGATCAACCAAGAACGTTGGTCAATTGGCGCGCCTACAGCAACTAATTACTTTGTTAAGTTTACTAGTTTAGGAAACAATCGTTATACAATAACATACAGATCACTTACTTATTACTTTGGCAGTGTTGCTGATACACGATTTACTTTTAGTAAGAATGAATTAGTATATGATCCTTTTACAGGTAAAGTTATACAAGACTTTATTAACATGTTAGGTATCAACACAACATTTGGTTCTACAACAGCATTAGGTGCAGATACTAAAGTTAATATCTTAGGACAGACTGTTGAATCAGATGGTTATGTAAATGACTTCCAAGTTGAAGTTGCGGCAACTGATGTTAACAATGGTCAATTAATTCTAAACCCAGACTTCTTTAATGACATCACAGGCTATGTCAACGATGGTGCAAACATTGGTGTCTACACATTCTTCCAAACAACTGTAGACCCTATTAACTTGACACGTCAAGTAATTATTCCTAGCACAGATATAATTTACACTTATGCAACAAAGACACAAGTTGAAGTTGTTAAGTATGAGTTCCCAGTTGGGCAATTATTCTATGCATACACTGATAATGTCTTTTACAAAACAATACAAGATCCTACAGTAACAACACCTTTTTATGTGTTGACTCCTCAACTTGATTTCTCAGTAAAAGAAGGTAGACAGGGCTTGTCTTATCAGTATAGACATAATGCTAATAACACAACTAGAATTGATCCAGCAACTACAAACATTATTGATTTGTATCTTGTAACTCAAGCATATTATACTGCATATACAAATTGGATTAATGATACTACGAACACAGTTGTAAAACCACAACAACCAACGTTGAATGAACTAGAAACTGCATATAGCAAAATACAAGATTTTAAAATGTTATCGGATTCAGTCATATTAAATAGTGTAACATTCAAACCGTTGTTTGGAGCGAAAGCAGATCCAGCATTGAGAGCAACTATTAAAGTTATTAAATCTAGCACAACAAATGCAAGTGACAGTGAAATACGAAGTGCTGTACTTGCGGCTATGGATACTTATTTTAGTATTAACTATTGGAACTTTGGAGATACATTCTTCTTCTCAGAATTAAGTGCATACTTACATGAAAAAACAAATGAACTTATATCTTCTGCTGTACTAGTATCAAATGATCCTGAAAAACTATTTGGAGACTTATACGAAATTAAATGCAGACCATACGAAATTTTTGTCAATGCGGCCACAACATCTGATGTTGTCGTAGTATCGGCACTAACTCCTGCAACATTGCAGTCATAAGGATAAGATTAAACTAGCATGGCAAAAATTAGAACACTTGATTTCTTACCAGAGATATTTCAAACTGATACTAATGCCCAATTCTTGGGAGCAACACTTGATCAGTTAGTAAACCCTCCGGTTACTGAACAACTACAAGGCTATGTTGGAAGTAAGTTTGGCTATGGAATCAATGCTAAAAACAATTATGTTACAGAGCCTACTAAGACTCGTACAGATTATCAATTAGATCCTAGTGTCGTTTTCTTAAAGAAAAACGAAACAGTTGCTAAAGACTTTATTACTTACCCTGGCATGTTAGATGCCCTTAAATTACGTAATGGCGTTACTGAAGATAATGATAGACTTTTTACAAGTGAGATTTATTCTTGGGACTCATTCACAGACTTAGATAAACTAATTAATTTTAACCAGTATTACTGGATCCCAAATGGACCACCAGTAGTCACTGTAGCATCAGCAACAGTCTTTTCAACATCTGATTACATAGTAACAGATACTCCAAATGCATATAATATTAAAGCATTGGGTTCAGCAACAGGAACAAACAATCCTACACTAACATTGTTACGTGGTGGCTCATATAGATTTGCAGTCAACCAAGAAACTCAATTTTGGATTCAAGGTGTACCAGGAGTAACTGGATTAGACGGCAACCAAAACACTAGACAAGTATTAGGCGTTAGTAATAACGGTGCAACGCAGGGGTACGTAAACTTTACAGTACCAAACAGAGATGCACAAAATGATTTATTGTTTCCGGGCAATAACTTAGTTGATGTTGTTAGCACTACATTGTTCTCAGAAATCAATGGAAAAACTCTATCTGAAATAGGTAACATTGATGGAGTAACATCGCTTGACAATCTTACTGTTATGTTCTATGATACAGGAGAACCAACAGAAGTAGGATTTGTTCAATCATTCTTTGATGAGAATGGAGCAAACTATGATGTAAACTTAACAACACCAGAACTTGTTGCACCAGTAACATTAGCAATCACAGAAACAACAACGAATTCAGTTGTTACATCTGGCACAACTGAAGATTTAATTGTTAATCAAACAGTTACGTTTGAAGCAATACCTGCAAGTGATCCGTTATTAGGTGGCTTAGATGTTAATACAATTTATTATGTAAAAGAAATTGTCGATGCAACATCATTTAAATTATCAGACACATTGAACGGACCTGAAATAGTACTCAGTGCTGAAACAGGAACAATGACTGCAAACATTAACGAAGGTCTTTTTGAAGAAGGCTTCTATACAAACGTTAGTGAAAACTTTTACACAATTCAATATGTTGGAACGTCTGATGATCCTACTATTCGTCTGATACCAGCTGGCGTTATACCAACAGAAGAAAAAATTACAGCAGTATTTGGCACCGATTACATAGGCTTAACTTTCTATAGAAATGAAGCAGGAACTATTTTACAAATTCCTTATCTATCAGCAGTACTAGATACATTATACTACCAAGACGGCACAAATGCAAACAAAGTTGGTGCAATAAGATTAATTGACAGTAACTTAACAAACACATTAGATGTTGACGAAGATATTATCGGACACAAAACATTTGAATCAACAAATGGCGTGGTCTTTACAAACGGATTAAAAGTTCAGTTTGACGGAGATGTTATACCGACTAGTTATTTGTCTGGTGAATATTATGTTGAGGGTGTAGGAGAATCAATACAACTTATTCCAACTACAGACTTAATTGTGCCAGAAGATTTTACTGGAACTGAATTTATTCCCTACGATACGTTAAACTACTCCATTGGTAACTTCGATGTTGAATTGTTTATACCTATCGATGAAGATTATCTTACAATCAACAGAGGTGCAATTAATAATAACGCATGGTCACGTTCTAACAGATGGTTCCACATTGATGTTATTAATGCATCTGCAACATATAACAATGATCCAAGCATTAGTACTGTTTTTGCAACAGGTACAAATAAAGCAAAACGACCTATTGTTGAGTTCTATCCAAACTTAAAACTATTTGATTCAGGTACAGTTGCAAAGGCACCAGTAGATTTTATTGATACACGAACAACAAATGCATTTGCACAAGTTGCAAATCAGCAACAATATTATCCTGACATTGAATCATACACTAATTATACTGCAACAATAGCACCTGCTACCGCGGCAACAACGACAACAATTACAATTGCTACTACTGATATTGTAGCACCGTTTCAAGTTGCACAATATGTAACTGACTCTACAAACTTGTTGCCAAACAACACAACGATCACTGCCATAGAAGTCAGTGGACTTAATACTATTATAACAGTGTCTTGGGAACCAAATGAAACATTTGTAGGCACAAGCGTAGCATCTATTGTTGGTAGTGATACTACAGTAAACAATTATGAATTGTTCTCTGGTGCTAGAATTGTTTTTACAGCAGACACAAACCCAATTGTTAAAGATAAAATTTATGTTGTTGGATTCTCAAAGACATCAGTATCTTCTAGTCTTGTTATTACATTATCTGAATCAGAAGATTCTCCTGTATTAGTTGACAACCAGACTGTTTCTCTTCGTGGATTTTATAATCAAGGTTCTACATTCTGGTACGATGGCACAAACTGGGAAGAAGGACAACAAAAGTTAAAAGTTAATCAAGCACCACTGTTTGATATTTTTGATAACAATGGAATCTCATTTGGAGATGCTACAATTTATCAAGGTACATCATTCTTAGGTAATAAACTCTTTGCATATGGTCAAGGCGCTGGACAAAACGATGCAGTACTTGGCTTCCCAGTTAGATATTCTGATATTGCTAACTTAGGTGATATTAGCTTTGATGTATCTCTTAATGTCGATACATTTAATTATGTAACAGGCACAAGTCCAGTTACTCAATTAGTCAATACAGGTTACGTGTATGATTATTCTGCACGTACAACGAAAACACGTAAATTAGGCTGGCAAACAGCAGTTGCCCCCTCAGTTCAATATCAAATCTTTGAACTAGAATATACAACAGGGTCCACAGCCGAGTTTACGTGTGACGTTTCAGTAATAGCAGAAGACTACAGTAACTGGCCTCGTGTACAAGTTTATGTAAACAATGTTTATCAATTGCCAACTGAGTACACACTCTCGTCAACTGATAAAACAACCACAGTTACATTGAATACTGCTCCATTAATTGATACACCTATACAAATTTTATTGTTAAGCAAACAAGTTAGTAAAACTGCTTATTATAGCATACCTATTAATTTAAGCAACAACCCGTTCAACGAATCATTACAAGAAGCGGCCTTAGGAGATATTAGAAGACAGTACCAAGATACATTTATTAATAATGCTAATACTACTGGTGTTATGTTTGGTGCTAACAACTACAGAGACTTAGGGAACATGGTTCCTTATGGTACATCTATTATTCAGAATTCTGCATCACTTGTTTTGCCAGGAACGTTCTTACGTAAATCAGAATATAATATCTTTGATGCATTACAATATAACTCTGAGCAATATGTCAAATACAAACAACTTATAGTACAGACAGTTAACAACACTGAATTTGAACAAAGATTTAATCCTTCAGTTATATTAGATACTGCATTAGAAACAATTACACAAGCAAAATCAGAAGGTGATTCATTCTTCTGGTCTGACATGTTACCATCACAGTCTCCGTTTAAGTCAACATCTTATACGTTTGCAAATGCTTTATCAGAAGCAATTTATCCATTAAGTAAAATATATGATTTTACAAAAGCAAACTATAGCAGTGTATTAGTTTATCTAACACGAACAGAGTCTGGTGTAACAACAACAACTCAATTAACAACTGGCGTAGACTACACAGTATCTTCAACAGAGCCATCGTTGACAGTAACATTGGGATTGATATCCGAAGACATCATAACAATCAAAGAGTATAATCAAACATATGGTTCGTTTGTTCCTAATACTCCAACTAAGTTAGGTACATACCCAGCGTTTATTCCAGGTGTTGTTTTAGATCCTAATTACAAAGTGCCAACATATATGTTGAAAGGACATGATGGTTCGTATACATCTTTGTATACACTTAACTATACTCCAGAAACAGGACTTACTGATTTTAGAGATCAAGCACTATTAGAATTTGAAACTCGAATCTATAACAACCTCAAGTTAAGTACAATTGTTCCTATTGAAGCATATGAAATCTTACCTGGATTCTTTAGAGAATCTAGTTACAGCAATCCTGACTGGATTAAAATGTACACTCCACGATTCTTAAGTTGGGCTGGACAAAACAGAATTAATTATAAAGACCAACAATACACAAGTTCAGATGAGTTTAGTTTTAACTATTATCAATCAGGCAACAAATTAACTAACACTCCAATCGATCAAGGTTATTGGAGAGGCATATACCAATACTATTATGGTTCATCACAACCAAACATAGCACCATGGGAAATGTTAGGCTTTGCAGAAAAACCTGCGTGGTGGGAAACACAATACGGTGCGGCACCATACACAAGTAATAACAGTGTT